ACGCTATGCGTTTAAGCAATATGTTCTTAGGTACAGACTTATTGAACGAAGAAGAGAAGTTTGAGATTTTCTATGCAAAAGAAGCTGACCAAGTACGTTTTGTATCTGAGTTTAAGATGGGTGTAAACATTGCCTTCCCTGACGAAGCAGTGAAGTTTATCCTTGCATAATTTATAGGGGGGTTGAAATATGCCCCCCAATTTTTTCAAACTAATTTAATTCAATAACAATGGCTTGTGCTTTAACTCAAAATTATACCTTAGACTGTAAAGACAGTTTAGGTGGTATAACCGAAGTTTATTTTATGGCAGCAGGAGATGTTACTTCTACAACAGAAGCGAGTGGTGTTATTACCGCTTTAACAAAAGCATCTGGCAAGAAGTTCTTTAAGTACGAACTTGTAAAAGGCACTTCTCAATTAGTTGAGAATGTTAATGCAAACGTACAGAACGGAACTATCTTTTATGCTCCTGAACTAACTATCGTATTAAACAAATTACAGGCTAACACAAGAAACGAAATCTTGTTATTAGCTCAAAACACATTAGTAGCAGTAGCCAAAGACAACAATGGCAAATACTGGTACTTAGGTAAAACAAGAGGCTTAGACCTTACCGCAGGTAATGCAGGTACAGGTACTGCCGAAGGAGATAGAAGTGGTTACACTTTAACCTTCACAGGTGCGGAAGCAGCCCTTGCACCAGAGGTAAACTCTACTGTGGCAGGTCAATTAACTACCGCAGGTTCTTAGGTTGTTTTGGTTTTGTATATAGATGCCCTCGTCTTTAATTAGGCGGGGGTTTTTTATTTTGCAAACAATCATCATAGTTTATATTTATAGTTGTGATAAGACTTAACAAGGGGCAAACCCAAAATATAATCCTTACCTTGACTGAGAAGCAGCTTTTAACAAGTCCGAACTATTTATTCATTTTCGAGAATAGAAGCACAAACACGGACATCAAATTTGTAAGGCTAAACAACACAGACATAAGTGCATACAAAGAAAGGTACAACGAGTTTACTATTGTTGTAAATAGCTTCTTTAATACGGCATTAAACGGCCAATACACCTATACAATTTACGAACAAGCAAGTACTACCAACACAGACCCGACAGGCTTAAACTTGCTAGAAACCGGCATTATGGAGCTAACGGGAACTACTATATCATTCACAGAATACGAAACAACAAGCACATTCACAATTAGACAATAATGGAAATACAAGTATTGACATTTGCGGAAGCAAAGCAACCAGAATATAAAGAGAAAAAAGGCGAAGGTTATATGCAGTATGGTCAAAATAATGACTATCCTCAATACCTTTTAGACTTGTTTAACAAATCAGCCAAGCACAATGCTATCATAAGAGGCAAAGTAAACTACATTGTAGGTAACGGATGGGTAGGCGAAGAGGCTATTGTTAAGAAAGTAAATAGAGAGGAAACCTTAAATGACCTTACTAAAAAGGTTGCTTTGGACTTAGAGTTATTTGGCGGTGCTTATATCCAAGTTATTTGGAGTGTAATGGGTGCGCAGATTGCTGAGTTATGGCATTGTGATTATACAAAGATTAGAACTAACAAAGACAACACTCAATTTTGGTATAAGGAAGATTGGAAGGCTACACGCAATCAAGAAAAAGCTGAGGTATACAATGCGTTTAACCCTGCTAACCCACAAGGAGTGCAGATACTTTATGTAAAGGAATACAGACCGGGAATGAACGTTTATAGCCTTCCGGGTTATTTCGGTGCGCTTAACTATATTGAAAGTGATGTAGAAGTAAGTAAGCACGTTTTAGGAAATGCTCAGACCGGGTTTTCTGCTAGTAAACTTATCACATTACCAAACGGAGAGCCAAGCCCTGATGAGAAACGTGCAGTAAGCAGACAGTTTGACAATATGTATACCGGTGCAGACGGCAAAAAGTATTTACTTGCTTTTGTAAACGATGCAACTAGAAAGCCTATTGTTGATGACTTAGGTGCGAGTGATTTAACCAAAGAAGATTTTGGCAGAGTAGACGAGTTAATACAAACTAACATATTTAGCGGACACCAGATTACAAGCCCTGACTTGTTCGGTATCGCAGTGCCGGGTCAATTAGGTAACCGCCAACAGATGAGAGATAGCTACGAAATCTTTAACAACACTTATGTTAGATACAAACAAATGCAGATTGAGGGTGTATTTAATATGCTAGGTCAATATGCAGGAGTTACAGTAGAATTAAAATTGCAGCCGGTAGACCCTATCGGAATTGATTTTAGTGAGAACGTTATTTTACAGGTAGCACCAAAACAATGGATTTTAGAGAAGCTTGGTATAGACCCTACTCAATACAATTTGCCTCTTGAAACAGAGCAGCCTATGGCAGCAAGTCCTTTAAGTGTGAATGAGCATATTAAAGGATTGAAGGGTAGAGAGTGGCAGAATATGCAGCGTATTATTAGAGATTTTAATAAGGGTAAGATAACAAGAGAACAAGCAAGTTCTATGCTTAAAGGTGGATATGCTTTAAGTGATGAGGAAGTTAGTACTTGGCTTGGTGCTGAGGACTTAGAATTTAGCGAGGAAGATTATCAAGTTTTTTTTGAGTTCGGAGATGACAGAAGTGCTTACGATGTTCTTAAAAGCAAAACAAGATTTAGCGACGATGAGGACTATCAGGCTTTTGCTGATGTAACTCAGTTGCAGTCTAATATCTTAGATTTAATTGTTAAGGACAAAAGAATTACACCAGAAGTAATTGCTGACACTTTGAAGGAAGATGTAGGTGCGGTTAAGCGTGTTATTGATTTATTAATTGAGAAGGGGTTTATTAAGACTACCGATGTAAAGCAGGGCAAAGGAATTGATAGCAACATCATTATCGAAAGACAATTAACTGCTCCTATCAGCAAAATTGTAGAAGCTATAAAGCCTGAGACTACTCAGATTTTAATTAGATACAGTTATGAGTGGAAGGCAGGATTTAATGATGGCGATTTAGATACAAGCAGACCTTTTTGCAAATATTTAGTTACTGCTAATAAGTTTTATACCCGTAGCGAGATTGAGCAAATGAGTGCTAGACTTGGCTATTCTGTATGGGATAGAAGAGGCGGTTGGTATACTAAGCCGGGTACAAATACACATTCTCCAAGTTGCAGACATCAGTGGGTTTCAAATATTGTCAGAAGGAAATAATGGCATACGTTTATAGACATATTAGATTAGATAAAAACGAACCTTTCTACATAGGAATAGGCTCTGATAAAAAATTTTATAGAGCTTATTCTTTAAGAAAAAGAAACAAATTATGGCATAACATAGTTAATAATAGCGATTATGAAGTAGAAATACTTATGGATAATTTATCTTGGGAACAGGCTTGTGAAAAAGAAAAAGAGTTTATTAGTTTATATGGCAGAAAAAATACAAAGACAGGTGTTTTATGCAATATGACAGATGGCGGAGAAGGAACATTAAATATAAAATTTAGTGAAGAAAGAAGAAAAAGTATATCTATAAGAAACTTAGGCAATACTTATGGCAGTTTAACTAAGGGTAGAAAGCATACCGAAGAAGCAAGAAATAAAATATCTTTTGCTTTGAAAGGAGAAAAGCACCCTTTGTTTGGTAAAACAATTCAAAATTGTTCTAAAATCAAACAAGCTGAAACAAAAGGCGGTAAGGAATTTAAAGTATACAAAAATGGCATTTATGTTGGAACTTATATTGCAAAAACATTATGTGGAGAGGACTTAAATATGTCAAGACAATCTGTTATGACAGGTCTAAAAACAGGTAAGGTTATTAAAGGATATACGTTCAAACATAGTTAAAAGAAAATAAAGATGAGCTTAAACACATTATTCATAAGCGTACAGAATATAAAAGATAGGTCTGGCTTACACGCTAACGTAGACGAGAAACTTGTATTACCTGAGATTAAAACTGCACAGGATATTTACATACTTCCTGCGCTTGGTAGTGCTTTATATAACAGACTACAAGCAGGGATAACGGCTAACAATTTAAACGCTAATGAAGTTATTTTATTAGACCAATACATAGCAGATACTTTGGTGCATTATGTACTTAGTGAGCTTCCAATGGGTTTGTCGTATCAGTTCTATAACAAAGGCTTGTTAAGGAAGGGCGGAGAGAATACCGAGAACCCTTCTATGCAGGATATGATTGATGTAGCTAATAGATACAAGACAAGAGCTGAGTTCTACAAGCAAAGAATGATTAAATACTTAAAAGAATATTCTACACTTTATCCTGAGTACTTGAATCCGGGAAGCGGCATAGATGCAATCCACCCTGAGAACGATGCTTACACAACTAGCATCTGGCTTGGCGATTTTGATTGCTGTGCAGGTAAAAGCTTCGAGGAGTTATATCAAGGAAACAGAGGTTGTAGCGACTGTTAAATATGAGCAAAGTAACAACAATAAAGAACCAAAATAAACTGCGTGTTTATTTAGAAAAAATTAAGAATGAGCCTAACGTTAAACCAAATTGTAAAGCAAATAACGACACTAGGAAACGACCACGAACAAATTAATTTTGTTTACTTCGGAGATGTGTGGGAACGTTTAAGCAACGGAGAGGTAACCTATCCGGCTATGTTCTACACTTTAACGGGTGCAACTATAAACGCTAAAAATATTACCTATAATTTTAGCCTTTATTTTATGGATAGAATGCTAATGGAAGAGAGCAACGAAACGGAAGTTTTGTCTGATATGACATTAGTAGGTCAGGATATAGTAGCGCAGTTAAGATACCCAAAAGCTATATGGGATATAGGCGAAACTGCTCCTATGACTTATTTTACCGAAAGCGACCCTGATTATCTAGCCGGAGTTAAGATAGATATAACAATGGAATTACCTTACCTAAACGATAGATGCCAAGTGCCTTCTATTTATACATACTAAGATGATAGGAAAAAAGATTAACCAATTAGCTACCGAGTTAGCTCCTGAGAGTACAGATTTAACTATAATAGGTGACCCGACAACCGGAGTAAGTAAGAAGATAACACTTGCTCAATTAGGGGCTATTTTTAGCGGTGCAGTTAGCTTTTATAATGACTTAGCTTCGTTCCCTGTGAGCGGAGATATTAACGTTATTTATTGCGCCAAAGACACCCAGAAACTTTACTTATGGTCTGGCTCTGCTTATGTAGAGGTATTCCCTTCACAAGCTTTGTTAGATACTTATCAGCTAAGAAGTGAAAAGGGTAACGCTAATGGCTATGCTTCTTTGGATAGTGGCGGTAAAGTTCCTATCAGTCAGCTACCGAGTTCTATTATGGAATATAAGGGAACTTGGAACGCAGCGACTAACACACCTACACTTGCAAACGGAACAGGAGACACAGGAGACGTTTATATTTGTAACGTAGCAGGAACAGTAAACTTTGGCGCAGGTCCGATTACTTTTGCGGTTGGCGATTATGTAATTTATTCAGGAACTATATGGCAGCGTTCAAGTGGTGCGGTTGGCACTGTAACAAGCGTAGCTGCATCTATTACAGGGGATAGCCTTACAATTAGTGGCTCTCCTGTAACTACATCGGGAACTTTGGCTTTTGCTTTTAATGGCACAACGGCTCAGTATATTCGTGGTAATGGTACTTTAGAAACCTTCCCTTCTTTAACAGGCTTTGTTCCTTACACGGGTGCAACTGCTAACGTAGATTTAGGAACGCATACTTTACTTGCTGCTAAAGGTACTTTTTCAAGTTCTGGTAGTGGCGATACAGTTGGCATAACACATTCAAGCGGTAGTGGTATTGCTTTAAATATCACTAAGGGTGGTAATGGCGAAGGCTTATACATAAACAAAACAAGCGGTTCGGGTAACGCTGCTACAATTATAGGTACGTTAAACGCAACTACTTTAGTAAAGTCGGGCGGCACATCTTCGCAATTTTTAAAAGCCGATGGTAGTGTAGATAGTTCAACTTACTTAACTACAAGTGCTGCATCTTCTCTTTACCTTCCATTAGCAGGTGGTACTATGACAGGTGCTATAATTGGCACTACTTCTACATTTGCAAATGCAGGAAGTGGCATAGGTGTAGAAATTACAAATAGTAGCACAGGCGATGGCTTAAAAATTAATCATTCATCAGGTAGAGCATTAAACATAGCATCAAGTGCAAGCGGCTTTGGTATTATCATAAATAATACAACGGCATCTACATCTGCACCTTTTACAATTCAAAAGCAAGGTAGCAACGTTATTACTTTGTCAGACAACGGAGCAGCTAACTTTGCAGGTCAGCTTACATTAGGTTCTACAATTACAAACGGCACTAACACTTTTACGCTACCAAGTGCTACCGGAACATTAGCTTTAACAAGTGCAATTCCTGCTAACCCTGTTGGTGGTACAGGTACTACAAACTACCTACCTAAGTTTACAGGTACAAGTACAATAGGGAATAGTACTTTACAAGAAGTATCAGGCAATTTAGGATTAGGAGTTACACCAAGTGCGTGGGGCGGAACAGATGTAAGAGCATTTGATATTAGTTTAAGAGGTTCGTTAAGCGCAGGTGGTTCAGATGTTGCTGTTGTTAATAATGCTTATTACAATGGCAGCTCTTGGATATATAAAGCTACTGGAAATTCAAGTTTTTTTCAACAATTTTCAGGAGAGCATAGATGGTTTTCAGCTCCTTCAGGAACGGCAGGTAACGCTATATCCTTTACCCAAGCTATGACGTTGAATGCTTCAGGCAATTTATCAATAGGAAATACTAATGATACATATAAACTTGATGTGAGTGGAACAGGTAGATTTACACAATTTTTATATTTAAATAGTGCATCAAATACGGCAGGAGCGCAAGGGCTTTTATTCTATAATAGTGGACCAAATACTGGTTCAAGAAGTTGGAGATTATCTAATGACCAAATTAATTGGGGAGACTTTGCAATACAGGTATCTACAACACAAACAGGCTCTACATATATTACTCCATTAAACATAGCCTCAACAGGAGCAGCTACATTCTCAGATTCAATAAAAACAGGAGAACCAGACACGGGATATGGCAGAGCAGCAATCAAGATAGGTGCAAGAAACACAGGACAAGCATTTGACTCAGGCGGTCACTTACCTGTAAACATAGACGGAACAATTTATTACATTAATCTTTATTCATCATTACCATAAAAAAA